TGTCCGCGCAAGATGTCCCACGCGCTGTTTCTGATGCGCTACTGGTCGCTGCCGGGTGGGACGGTGTGCGATCCGTTCATGGGAAGCGGCACCACACTCGTTGCCGCGAAGCAGCTTGGACGCATGGCGATTGGTATTGAGCGCGAGGAACGTTATTGCGAACTTGCCGCGAAGCGATTATGCCAAGGCGCGTTACCGATGGAGTTCACCGCGTGAACCTAATTCATCTTCTCAAGCACGGCACCCTCGATCACGACTTCCAGAACGGGCGATGGAGACAGGGACGATGAAGCTCTGGCAGTACGATCCAAACGCTCAAGATGACGCGCTGTTCATTGCCAACTGGAGCGATGCGCGGGCGAAGCATTACGAAGCGGAAACCTATCGGTATCTCGGGATACGTCCTGAGCCGACGTACACCTGGTCGAAGGCGTTTCGGCCCAAGAAGTCTCGGGCGCGGAAGGTGGCTGACGTGGTGGATATTCGTAGGAAACGCGCATGAGTGAACAGGATCAGACACCCCCGACGCCGACACCACCTGACGAACGCGCACAACAGGCGGCTGGTTGCCTTGACATCATTGCAGAGTTGTATCGAAAGGACGGCTCAGAGCGCATCGCCGAGAACGTGGAGATGGGCGCATCCGCCCTTCGGAGCCACGTCGCCTTAGTCGAGGCGCTGGAGGAAATTCTGGAAGCGTTGCGCGTTGATGCGCCCGGAACGCCATTGAACAATCACAAATACGATGCGCTCGGCATCAAGGCCCGTGCCGCCCTCTCGCACGCGAAGGCCCGCCCATGAGTAAACAAGAGGAAGAAAAAGATCATGGCGGCACAAGCCTCACGGCGGTCGATGGTGTCTCCGTTTCAGAGACACCGCAGCTATCGCACGACGACGCCGTTGCCGCGATGCGACATGTGATTGATGTCTGCACGCACCAGACGTGCAACTTAGTTCACTTCGATGTTGCGCAAAGGATTCTCAGGCGGCTGGAGTCCGGAGACTTGTTCTTCATCACAGCGAAGCAATACGCCGACGATCGCTTCCAGTCTTTGATGGACGGTATCGAGGTTGGCAACCTCGCCGCGGAACGCGCCATCGAAGCCGGATTATTGAAGCGAGTGAGTCCGCCGATCGGCAGCGGCAACCAGGTATCGGATGCGGAGCGAGCGGACACTACGCGCAGGAGCGCAGCGATATGAGCAAACTTTCAAACGAACAACCCTCTCTCGATCAGGATCGACCGCCCCTCTCCGTGGAACAGGCGAGTTCAGACGCGAAACTTGTGAAGCCGTTTGATGATCTGTTGACGGCCATCGCGCATGTGGCTGGACTGAATCCGGCTACGGTCTATCAAGAACTTGGGCCACACATTGACCAATTTGCGTGTGCCGTGCGAGCCGAGTCCGCCCCCGTCGATCAGCAGGAGGTCGATGAAGAAGTCGGCAACCATTGCGAGGTTCACCACCGGACAAATTACCCGCTGACGGTTCGCTGCGCATGGTGCGGCGAATCCATTGAAGGCTGGAGCCCGCACGCCCACAACTACGGTTACTGGCAGGGCGAGAAGCAGGATTGGCGCATGCACGAAGAGTGCTACCGCGTCGCCGATCTGGATGGTGCCCTCACCGCTGGATTCATGCTCTACGAAGGGCAGCGACCGGAAGCCGAACTCGCCACGCTCCGTGTCCCCTTAGAGCAGTGTAAGTGCACGACGCCGTTACTTGGAGAGCGTCCGGGTGAGTGTTTGCGGTGTCGCTTGTGTAATTTATCCATTACCCCCGTCGATCAGCCCCACCCGCAGGAGACGGAACAGGCGGCTATATTGGAATCCGCCGCCCAGACCCACGCGCCCGTCACTGAATACGACGTGGCCTTTATCGCCGCCCTGAAATCCGGCGCTGCGGCGTTGGCCCTCCTCGCCGCCAAGGACCAGGAGATCGCCCTTCTGAGAGATGAGTGCGACTCTGCGAAGGCCGCTGGTCAGATTTGGGAAGCACAGGCAAACCATCAAATAAAAGCCCGCGACAAGGCCGAAGCGCAACTGGCGCAGGCCACGCAGGAGATCAGTGAGCTAAAGGCAACGCGAGAGGAATTATCGAAAGCGATCAACGGCGTGATGGTGGTTGAGCGTGCGTCCTCGTCGGGGCAGGCGTGGCAACCGATAGAGACGGAGCTTCCGCAGCGCAATAAGCCCGTTCTAGTGTTCTTCGGAAAGCACAGCCACAAGTCGATAACGATTGCGTGGCTGAGCGACGGAGACGGGTTTGTAGATTACGAATCGCGTTATCCAGACCCCACGCACTGGATGCCGCTCCCTCCCGCCCCCGCGCAGCAGGAGGAGAAATGAGCCACTACCAAGAATGGGCGGAACACATCGGCATGGGCGACATCACCGATGAGGATTTGCGACGTTATTACTCGGGCGAAGAACTCGCACCGGAGAAGCGCGATCTGATCGAGTGTGTCTCGGTGCCAGTCAGCGAAGCGAGCGCGTCACTCCCGAGCGAAGCGATAAAGGCGGACTCTCACACTGATTCTATCCCCGCGCAGAAAGGCGAGGAGACACGATGAAGATTGAACAAGTAGGCGCGACCATGTTGATTGTCGTCCTTCTCTTGGCTGGTATTGGTTGCGAAGTGTCCATCTGGCGAGAATGCCGCGCTAACGGCTCGTCGTTCATCGATTGCATGCGGATGATGGCTCGGTGAGTTGGCCCAGAAAGGCGAACCCTAGATGACGAAGAAGAAGCTAGGCCGGTGCGTGGCGCTGGACTCGAATGGCCGTCGCTGCCGCCGTGAGGCCACGGTCAGCGAACGCTACCACGGCGACGATGAACTCTATGGCTATCTCGTTGAGACGAATTCGCCTCAGTGGGTAGTTGTGGAGTTGTGCGATCGACATGTCGATCTAAAGCCAGAAGGCAGGAAGGGCGTAACCCGATGATGCTCCAATCCCTCGCCCGACAGGCGGCACGGAATGAGCCGCGCTCGTGCCTAGTCACGCCTGATCGGCTCAACAGCATCGCCGATGCTGTCTCCCTCGCGGTGCTGAAGGAAGTTGAACACCAGCGCGCAAAGCTCAGTCACTATGACTTCTATAAATGGCTGGCTGCCGCACGCGGCGAACCAGCGGAGGAAGATCGATGACGGCAAAGCAAGGCGAGTTGATGAGGCAGGCCGGGGAGCGAGAGGGGTGACCGACCAGCGCCGGCAGGCCATCCTTGCCCTCATTGCCGCCCAAGTGCAGCTCCAGATGACGGATCACGCCTTGAAGCAGTATGTCCTGGCGATGGACGCCCAACTCGCCGAAGGCACGATCCGCCGCATCCTGCAAGGCAAGGATCACCACGTCAGCAAGCTCGCGGCCTTGGCCGAGTCGATGGACTGTGATCTCGTGATTGAGTTACGCCCGCGCAAGGTGGCGTAACCGTCAACAGATTGTAGCCAAAAGGTATTTGCTTACGAAAAGATAGTGCGATCATAGGCGTATTCCTCAGCCTATGCCCGAGCCGGATACGCCGTCTGTCGCGGAGTTGCTGGCGCAGTCCCGTGCGCATCACCTGACGAAGACCCGTCTCGCCAATCGCCGGATCGCCGGGAAACATGCCCCGGATTACGGCGCCGCGGAGCAGGCTGCCGCTCAAGCCCTCACCTTGCGCCTCCAGGCGCATCAACTCGATCCCGATCACATCGATCCCGCGTGGGCGGCAGATGTCGTGCCTCACGAGCAGATTGTGGCCTTCCTGACGGCCTATCCCTCCATCCCATGATTGATTTCAATCAGTCCCCCCTCACGCGCACAGAAGCCGCCGCGATCCTCGTGATTGGCGGGTTGCTCGCGGTGGGCTGTCTCGCCGTCATGGCCGCGCTGATCTCCCTGTTCTCGGGAGTCGCCCCATGACCCCCATCTGGGACGGCCGACGCTGGAGTCTACAGAAAGACGGCTACACCACACGCCTCTACGACAGCGATGAAGTGGTGGACATGTGGTGCTTCATGCTGATGCTGGGCCTCCTGGTCGGGGTGCTGTCAGGCGTGGGCGCCCTGACGCTGTTGGGGAGCTGGGCGGTCTGGGCGCTCGTGTCGCTCGTGTCGGGCGGCTGGGCTCTGGTGGTCTGGCTGTGGCTGTAATGGAGCGCGCCGGTTGGTTCCTCTCCGGCTTTTGGCTCGGGATGCTCTTTGGCATGTTGGCCTTGGCCTTCGGGATGGTGGGGTAGGGCAAAAATTATGGCCAATTCTGGGAGCTTCAAGAAGGGCGATGGACGGGCCCGCAAGCCCAAAGGCACCCCCAACAAGCTCACCACGGCCCTGAAGGACATGATCCTGCAAGCCTTAGCGAACAAGGGCGGCGTGACCTACCTAGAAGCGCAAGCGGATGTGAATCCCAATGCCTTCCTTGCGCTGGTGGGGCGTGTGCTACCGCTGCAAGTCAAAGAGGGTGGGGATGATCCGACCGTGCCGACCACGATTGTGCGGCATGTGTATGAGGCCGAGAAATGAGACTCCCTCGATTCTGGCGCGAATATGCGAATCGTCCACCGCTGGAATACATTGAAATGCGCTGGTTGACGCCAGAGGTTGAGGCGTGGCTGGCGGCGATGGTGACGCCGAGCGAGTTTGATGGAGCCGGCCTCGCATGAGCGCCACCGCCACCCGAGAAGTTGTGATGAAGTGGCGCGGCCCCATCGCCACCTTCCTGCGCGATGAGACGCCCGAAATAGACCTTGAAGGCGCGCTGTCGAGCGGTAAGACGACTGCCTGCCTTTGGAAGGTGTTCAACTCCCTCCACGATAAGCCTGGCATCCACTGGTGGATTGGCCGCTACGGAGACGGGGAAACCCAGACCAAGGTGCGCCCGGCGTTTGAGCAGGTCTGTCAGCAGGCCGGTTCACGTCCGCAGTGGAACGCTAAGGAACTGAGCTACGACTTCGACAACGGGTCCAAGTGCTACGCCTACGGACTGAAGTCACCAGACGCCCTCTCGCGCTATTCCAAGATGCGCGGCATGGGCGTGGCGGGGATTTACAACGACCAGACGGAGGAATTGCCTGAGGATTTCTCGCTTGAGCTGCGGCTTCGCTTACGTCAGCCCGGCTACCCGCACCAGTTGATCTTCAGTCCGAACCCCCCGAACGTCACCCACTGGTTGGCGCAGCAGTTCCCGGTGGATAACGGCATCCAGGCGCGCAAGTACTACGCGATCAGCATCCACGACAACGCGCACAACCTGCCCAAGGAACTGTTAGAAGCCGCGCTCAGAGCCTATCCCGCCGAGCATCCGAAGCATCGCAGCGTGATCCTCGGATTGCGTGGCATGAACGTCATGGGCGAGCCGGTCTATAAGGGCGCGTTCGTCCGCCAGTTACATGAAGGGCGCGCGGAATACGACCCGGCGCTGCCGCTCGACATTGCGCTCGACTTCGGTAAGCACCATCCCTGTGTGGTGTTTCGGCAGACCAGTTCGCTCGGTCAGGTGCGGTTCATCGGCGGGATTCTCGGCCAGCAGCTCTATCTCGATGACTTCATCGACATTGTGAAGGGCCACCTGATGGCGTGGTTCCCTGATCCCTGTGAGGTCCGCTGGTGCTGTGACCCGGCCGGGGCCAGCGATACCAGTCATGGCACGTCCGGCGCCGTGAAGATTCTGCAGGGCCGCGGCATCTACCCACGCTACCAGCCCGATAGTAACTCCCCCGGTGTGCGGCTGGCGATGGTGGAACGCATGGCCGCCCAGATGCGCAAGCGCGCGGCGGATCGCTCTGAAGCCTTGATCGTGAGCAAGTCCGATCGCTGGTTGCGCATCTCTGAGCAGGCCACGGTGGTGGATCGGTTCGTGGCGGACGGCTTTGAAGCGGGCTACGTGTGGGATGAGCACATGGTGTCCGTGGCGAACAAGCAGGTTCGGAAGCCGAAGAAGGACGGCTGGTTTGAGCACGGCATGAACTGCGCGGAATACCTGGAGTTGAACTTCGGGAATCAGGCGCGGCCCGAGCCGGTGGCGACCACGCCGCAAACGTATCGCCCGAAAGGCGTGTTCGCGTAATGAACAAGGTTGGAGAGGATTCTATGAAGCGACTGCTACTGATCTGCGCCCTGCTGGCGTTGACCGTCACGCTCTCGGCGCAAGGCTACGTCAAGACCATTTCGGATGTGACCGTAGCGGGGACTGCGGCGACGGTGTTCTCGTCCGCGGACATCGTGGCGGGCTCGGGCCATACCGCGGCCACAGGGGCGACCTGTGCGGTGAGCACGGCCGCGATCCGCTTGACCTGGGATGGCACGACGCCGACCTCCAGCGTGGGCTATTACGCACCGCCGGGCCAATACGTCTTTAGCGGCACGGCCACGTTGCTGAATCTGCAGGGGATTCGGGCCACGTCCACGTCGGGCACGCTCTCCTGTGTGGTGTACGGCCAGTGAAGCGCCTGATCCTTCCGATCCTGTTGCTGCTGCCGGCGCTCGCGTCGGCGCAAGTGGCGCCCCTTCCGCAAGGCGTCACGGCGCCGGTCTTTGGCCTTCCGTCCGTGATCGATGGGGGCGGCAACATCCCCATTCCGGTGGTGGGGCCGACTTCCTGCTCAACACCCGCCTACACCTTCAGCGGGGCGACAACCTCGGGCTACGGCTTTGCCTCATCCACGGCGTGTGTGGTGCTCGGCGGCACACAGCGGCTCGGGATTACGACCTCGGGCGCGACGTTTGCGGTGCCGATTGTCACGGTGGCGAATGGCACGACCACGGCGCCGCTCACGCTGACAAATGGCACGCTGCTGGCGACGGCGACGGCGAACACGTTGGAGAACGACGGCGCGGCGTTCTACGACACGATGGACACGACCAATGGCCGACGCTATGCGGATAGCTGGAACTACTTTCGGCTGACCGGTTCGGGTTCAGGCATCACGACGATCGCGGACTTCTTCGGGAGCAACAGCGCGATCCCGCTCGTGGCGAACGGCATCTACAAAATCGAGTGGAATGCCTGGTTCTCGCAGGCCACGGCAGGCACGGCGACGTGGACGATTACCACGGCCACGACCAATTTGGCCAACCTGACCGCGGAGTACATGTGC